GCTCTATGTCCAGTACAACAAGCGTGACCTTATGTTCCGCTATGCCGAGGAGACCGGTGCGATGCCACCCGAGGGCATCCATGAAGAGTACTCGATTGAGCCGAAGGGCGGGTTGGACTTTATCAACCGCCAGTTCTCGCTCCAGAAGGCAGTCGCCCGGATGCAGATGTTCCAGGGCAATCCTTTCGTCAACCAGGGCGAACTGGTCAAGTCCGTCATCGAACAGGACGACCCCAGCCTTGTGCGCCGTCTGTTCCAAGACCCTCAAGCCGGAATGGGCGACCAGGGCGAGGATCAGGCGACCGAGATCGCGACCATGCTCGCCACCGGCTTCCCGGTCCAGATCAAGCCTTCCGACGATCACAAGATCCATATCCAAGTTCTCTTCCAGTTCAACCAGGCAGCCCAAGCTCGCCAGCAACCCGTAGACCAGGTTGCCATGCAGGCGATCATGCAGCACCTCCAGCAGCACTTGGCTGCCTTGGAACAGGTTGACCCCAACACATCCCGCGCCATCCAGAAACAGCTTCGTGATGCGGCCAAACAGGAAATGCGTGCTGCCGAGCAGATTGCTCCGCAAGCCGCACAACCCGCCGCTCCGATGCCTGCTTGAAGGTTCCGGTAATGCGACCGCCCTTCCAGCAGGAGGGGTTGGCAAAACTTTGCCAGTGGGCAAACGAGAAGGGCGCAAACGGCAAGGCCGTGGAGATCGGCGCGTATAGCGGTGAGGGAACCGAGGTTATTTCCAAGTACTTCAAAGAGGTTCTGGCGGTCGATCCCTGGATCAACGGCTACGACCTAAACGATGTTGCCAGCCACCAATGCCCGATGAAGTTTGTTTTTGAGGCTTTCCAGAACCGTACCAAGGGTCTTGGTAACGTATCCTTTAGCCGTGGGAAAAGTCTTGACGCTTTGGAGTTCGTTGGCGATGAATCGCTTGACCTAATCTATGTTGATGGCGATCACAGGTATGAAGCGGTTGTGGCAGACATCCAGGGGTGGAAGCCGAAACTGCGTAAAGGCGGGGTCTTGGCTGGACACGATTGGTCCTTCCCGGCTGTACAGAAGGCTTTATCCGAGACTCTTGACGGCAAGGAAGCCGCGCTTTTCCAAGGTGACTCTTGGGCGGTAGTGGTATGAGAAAGCTTAAGGCCATACTGTCCTTCATCCGAAACCAGGAGTGGGTGGACGAACCCAAGTGGGAGGATGAGGACGAGAAGGCTTGGACTGCCTTTTTAGCTACCCCGACAGGCCGCAAGTTAAGCCTAATCCTTTTGAACCTAACCCTGCGTCAAAATGCATCCGCAATCATGAAAAATCATGATAGACTTGCGGAGGCGTGTGGATGGGCTAAAGGTTATAGAGGTTGTGTGGCGACCTTAGAATCGCTCGCAACCCAAAAACTTAACTCCGCCATCTCAGGCTATGGGGATGGATCGGATGAACCAGTAGCCGATTAACCTCACCGCCGAATGACTCCCGGCGAATGGGTGTAAGAAAGGGTCAAATGGCTGATTCGAATAACCTGACGGAAGCGGATATTCTGGCGATGGCGCAAGCGGCTGACGAGGGACGGGACTACAATCCCATTCCCAAGGAAGACGAGAAAGCCAAAGCTGAAACACCCGCACCCGAAAAGGCTAGCGGAGATACCGAGCAGAAGCCCGCGCCTGCCGAGGAAGCCGAAACCAAACAGGAAGCTTCGAGTGAAGTTTCCGCCACTGAGGAGAAATCCGAAGAGGCAAAAAGTTCTTTAACAACGCAACCTTCAGAAGACAAGTCGGAGTCGGCTTCCGAACAAAAGAAGCCGTCCCGATACGAGAAGGCCAAGGGCAGACTCGAAAAAGAGTGGGAAGATGTCCGAGCGGAAAAAGCAAGACTCAAAGCAGAGCGTGAAGCCATCGAGCAGGCGAAAGCCCAGCGGGAGGCTTCGCAGCCTGGTTCTGAAACGCCGAAAACTGGAAATCGACGCTTTAGCGCGGACGATTACCGGGAGGCGGCAAAGAGCTATCGTGAAGAAGGCCGCGACGATCTTGCAAAGCTCGCTGAGACAAAAGCCACCGAAGTCGAGACTGAAGAGCGCAAGGAAATCGAGCAGAAAACCCAAACCGAACTAAAATCGGCCTGGGACAAAAACCTGCTTGAGGAGGTCGAGGCCAACCCCGATCTCAAGGATTCCAATAGCTCTCTCTACAAGGCCGTCTCTGAAATGCTGCAAAACCACGCGATCCTCCGCAATTACCCTGCGGGAATCAAGGATGCGGTTGGGATTGCCAAGATCAGGCTCCAGGCGGAAACCGCCTCCGACTTGAAGAAGAAGGTTGCAGAGTATGAGCGAGAACTCGCTCAACTCAGAAAAGCGACGACACCGGCTTCCAGCCAACCGTCAGGCCCGGCCAAGACCAAGTCTTTCAGCGAACTCTCGCTAGACGAGCAGGAACGCGAATTGATGAGGATGGCAGGCGAGGTTGATCGGAACGGTTAGTCACAACAAAGGATATAACTACAATGGTCACTACTGGTTCAGTAACCGCGCAGTTCCAGACGTACTTCTCGAAGGCGTTGCTGGAGCGTGCGCTCCCCTTGCTCCAGATGGAGCAGTTTGCTATGAAAACCCCCTACCCGACCAAAACGGGTGGGAACAAGACGATCCGGTTTTTCCGGTTCAGCGATCCGAGCATCAGCGCAATCGCCAACCTCTCCGAAGGCACCACGCCTTCCAGCGGTGACGAGCGCGATCTGACGCTCTCCTCGGTCGAAGCGACCCTGGTTCAGTACGGTTCCAAGATCATCCTCACGGACGTTCTCTTGGCCACCGAGCTGTTCAGCCACCTCGCCCAGGCCACCAAGCAACTCGGCGAAGATGCCGCGCTGCACGCCGACACCCTCTGCCACCGCGCTCTGGTTCAGGATTCCTCGACCAGCACTGGCACTGGCGTTGCCGTGAAGTCCTACGCTCGTTATGCCCAGAACGGCACTAACGGCACGACCTTCGGCACGGCCTCCACCCCCAACAGCAGCATGACCGCCACCGACCTTCTGGACGGTGCGACCAGCCTGTTCATCGCCCGCGCTCCCAAGATCAAGGACGGCTACGCCCTCGTGGCGCACCCCGCCGTTATCCGCGATCTCCAGCAGGACGACGATTGGCTGAAGGTCTCCAGCTACTCCGCCCCGGATCAAATCTTCAAGGGCGAAACTGGCAAACTGTTCGGCGTGAGCGTGATTAGCTCCACCAACGTTCAGACGTTCAACACCTCCGCCTCCGGCGTGGGTGAAGCCACGGTCAGCACCGGCGCGGTCTACGCGAATGTGTTGCTCGGTGGTGGTGCGTTTGGCGTTCCGAGCCTGTCCTCGGTCGCCGCTTCCGGCTCGCCATTCGCTCCGAAGGTCACGATCCTGGATGCCGCTGACAAGTCCGACCCCTACGGCCAGCGCGTTGTTGCGTCCTTCAAGACGTTCTACGCCGCCAAGCAGCTCGACCCTCGGTTCTTCCGGGTGTTGTTCAGCAAGTCGAACTACTCGTAATTCTAATGGGAGCCATGCTGATTATCGGTATGGGTCCCCGGAAGGCGGGGGAGGGTAAAACCTCCCCCGCTCCTTCCACCAAGGAGAAGTCGATGAAAGAAGGTATGGTTAAACTTCCTCTGTCCATGTTCGAACTCGGTGATGGCGAGGAAAACGCCAACCCCGAAGTCGGCGACATGGTGGAACTCGAAGGCAAGGTGGAACGGATTGACGGCGATATGGCCATCGTGAGCGTGAGCAATGCGATGTCCGAGGAGCCTGAAGCCGAAGAATCCAACAAGCCGGAGATGTCCGAGGAAGACCGGATGATGAAGATGGCCGAGGAATCCGACAAGGAGAACTACTCCTAATGCCGATCTACCAGTACGAAGACACCCGAAACGGATCTGTCGTCGAACTGGAGAAGCCGGTTGCGGAGCGGGACTCAGTCCCGCGTTACCTTAAAAGGTTCCAAGTGCCACAAAGATTGAGCCTGGTGGGGGTTGGCGAACCCCTCGACAATCCGCTGGGAGTCAATCAAACAAATCTTATGAAGGGGTATTACCGCCAGGAACAAAAGCTTGGCAGTAGATTTAAGAGTCGACACACGCCAGATAGCATCAAACGTGCGGCGGCTCAAAGGAGATAAATTATATGGCGAAAGAATTTGTACGTTCCGAACGTAAGGCCAAGGGGAAAGCTCTG